CAAAAAGTCGTAAAGAAATGAATGAAATCGATGTTATTTTCTTAGAATACATTGGTGAAGGCAGTGAATACGACTAAATAAATTGCTATCAAAAAACTTATGTTACAGAAGATTGTAAATGGAATCGCTATTGCAAGTGGTGTTGTATCTCTCACCGTTGTTGGTCTTGGCGGTTACGTATTCATACGCAAGGATGCGATTATCGAAAACGTCAAAAGTAAAGTAATGGAATCAGTATTACCTGGCGGGATCGGAGGGGCACTTGGTGGAGGACTAGGATTACCTTCCCCATCATCACCAATACCAGCATCACCAGCATCACCAGAAGTTCCATCAGCACCTATACCTTTAGGGTTTTAGGTTAAATAAGGGTTAAATGTCTATATATACTGTAGACATATTGATCCCATGGCTGAAAAGAACGAAGTAAAAAAAGAAGAAACTAAGAAAGATGAACCCAAAAAGCAAGGTTTTCTTTCAAAGTTGAGAGAGGCTACTGACGATAGGGAAGAGCAAATGATGATTCTCTCAACTTTCGTACGTCTAGGTATTTTAGTCTGGAGTGGTGCAATTCTAACATTAGCATATGTAGATTTGCCACCTGCCTTTAAAATGCCAAAACAAGATCTCGATCCAACTTTCATAGCTTCAGTCTTCACAGGAGTACTAGCTACTTTCGGTGTACAGACAACTAAGAAAGGAGCATCAAGTGGTGGATCTAGTGGAGGAGTATCAAAGGCAGATATGGAGAAGTTAATCGCTGCAGCATCACAGACTGCACCAGCACAAACAATTCGTATCGAACAAGCTCCTGTTAAAATAACACCTGATACAAAGTAAGGTAAGAACAATGAAAGAAGTGAAATGGTTTAAATGGTTCGCACTCGGACTCGGAGGAGTAATCGGGTTTTCGCACATTGGATTAATTGGTATGGTAAGCAAGAAAAGTAGCGTACCAATTATTAGTCCACCTGTAGGACCATACACTTCTTATGTTATTTCTGCAAATAAAGAAGGATATAAGTTAAGTTATACAGCAAACGATCCTAAGACTGCATATATCACTAAAGATATTAAAGAAAAAGGTGGTTTCTTAGGACTAGCAAATGAAACCACTAAGGTTACTGAAGAGATCTTTATGGATGGTCAAACTAATCAAGGTGGTCCAGTATCAAACAGCAGGTCTTGGTTAGATCAAAAACCTGGTTTGACACAAGAACAGGCAGCAGAGATAAATGCTGCACGAAAAAGTGAAGCCTGTATCGAAGCAATCGGATCCGCAAAAGGTACAGGCAGATTGGTTGGGACAAGTATTGGTGCTAGTGCTGCTCCTGCTGTTTCCTCTATTCCCTTTGTTGGTTGGGTTGCTGCTGGTTGGGTAGCAATGTTTGGTGGAGAGCAAGGTGCTGAACTCGGTGGTAATTTAGCAGAAGACTTAAATAAAAACTGTTGACTTAATTAATTATTATGATAGAATATACCTATGGAAACACATAGAAAAACTTTGCTGCATCTTATAAAAGAAAGAGCATATAAACACGGACAGTTTACACTATCATCTGGTAAAGAATCAGAGCATTATATCAACTGTAAACCAGTTACACTATCTTGTGAAGGTAATGCACTATGCTCTCATCTAATGATTGAGCACGTAGAAGATGAATCTGTCGCAGTTGGTGGACTCACACTTGGTGCAGACCCATTAGTTTGTGGTATCGCACAGAAAGCATATTACTCTGGTAAGCATATAGATGCACTGATTGTAAGAAAGAATCCAAAAGGATATGGAACTAAGGAAGTAATCGAAGGTAATAAACCACCCAAGGGATCAGTTGTTACAGTATTAGAAGATGTAACTACAACTGGTAGCAGTGCAATCAAAGCAGTAAATGTTTTAAGAAATGCAGGTTATATTGTAAATCGTGTAATTGCAATTGTTGATCGTCAAGAGAATCATAAGGTCTGGGATAATAACGAAATTGAATTTATTTCTTTGTTTAAGTTAGAAGATATTATCAACGAATAGTGTGGGAGTCCACACATTAATGCGTAATTATACCTAGTATGATATACTAAATATTAATGTACTGGAGTTGAAACTATCATGTCCCACTACACATTAGGTTATTACGACCAACAAAACGAATGTCACGAAATGTGTGAATATGCGGAAGACGCATTTGAAGCAGTAAGATTTGCAAGAGAGGATGTGCCCTATCTACAGGCACATCCTTTTTCTTTGCATATGATAAGGGAGGTTAAATGAAAGACCTACCTATTAGATCAACATTAATCATCTTTGCAACCATAGGAACCGCACTATGGTTCTACCCACATACGCTTGGGCACATCTATATATATGAAATCAATAACACACTCATCTTGGATGTAACCATCTACATCCTCGACTTTCTTTATCGAGGTAGAGACTTCCAAAGATTTTGGGTATTGGAAGTGATTGCAAGAGCACCATACTTTTCCTTCATAAGTGTATTACATTTCCGTGAGTCTCTTGGTTTGAGAGGAGAAGAACATATATACTTGATGAAAGAGCATTTTTATCAGGCATTAAATGAAACAGAACATTTGGAGGAGATGGAAACTCGTGGAGGCAATGAATACTGGATCGATAGATTCTTCGCTAAACACTTGGTTCTTCTTTACTATTGGATTATGGTTGCTTATTATTTCATTAGTCCAATAGATGCGTACGACATCAATATGAAGATTGAGAAACACGCATACGAAACTTATGTCAAATACTCTGCATATCATCCAGAGGATGCAAAAATTGCAGAGATAGCAAATGACGAACTGGAACACGCAAGAGAATTAAAACTTGCAATGTCGATGATTACGTGATATAATGCTATTATACTCACACCTGTAATGGATAAACCATACGACGACTCAAACTGGAGAAACGAATACATCGATATTAAATCCACTCAACTAACCAAAAGACAAGTCGAGTTGCTTGAGAAAGGACCACATAGTCTTTCTCAAGCTTGGTTGTTGGGTGCATTACATAATGATTGGAAAAGGATTAAAGGATACGATAAATTTGACCCAAAAGAAAATGTGGGTCAAAACCAATCATCTCTTAAAGAATTTTATGAGAGATATAAAGACCAAGGCATATGAATCAATCAGTAACATGGTCAATAGTTGTAATGGTTGGCATATTGTTAGTCGCAGTTTCGATTGTAATTTACTATATAATGAGATATGACTACTTCTTTCCCAATGACTAAAAAAGAAGAACGAAAGTATGCTGAAAGCAGAGAAGAATTATTTCGTGAGTTTCACAGAGTGATAGCACCTGTGGTTGTATTAAAAGTGGAAGGTAAAAATGAATAAGTTAGCAATAATTCCAATATTCTTTTTATCAATGTGTGGAACAGCACCGATTACTGATCCACCTGCTGCTCAAGCATATCCTTCAGATGATTTTTGTTTGAGATCTAAATGGAGGGATAAGTGTGATCCAAAACCACTTATACCGAAAGAACAAGTAAGGGGAGAGATTGATATAACAAATCCATATCATCTTCAGAGTTTGCAGATGATGTTTATAAGAAATGCAAGAAGAACACAAATAGAAAAAAATATGACTCTACCAACTGATGCTATAAATAATGCACTAGATGATTTTTGGGAGGATCAAAATGGGAGCAATGGTTCCACCGAGCAGGAAAAGCTGCTATAACTTTAGAGTAACGGAGATTAATCGTGTTGTTGACGGGGATACTATTGATGTCACCATTGATCTTGGGTTTGATCTATACAAGAAAGAAAGAGTTAGAGTTGCAGGAGTTGATACACCAGAGAAGAGAACAAGAGATCTTGAAGAGAAAGCACTGGGATTAGATGCAACTAACTGGATGAAGAAAAACTTAGAGGAGACAATCGCAGGTGATGAAGAACTTACTATTAGAACCGAACTGGTCGGTGGCATGGGCAAGTATGGTAGGTTGCTTGGTTGGTTATATGTTGGCGATGATACTGTATCACTCAATGAACAAATGATTGAACAGGGATATGCTTGGGCATATGATGGTGGTACAAAGCAAAAGAATTTTGAGGAACTACGTGAGATACGTAGATCATTTGGTACTCTAAGCGAGGGTTAATGGATATACAAAAGATTGCTGTTGGTGTATGTGCTGTTGGAACTGCTTGTGTAGTTGGCGGTACTGCTGTTGTTGATCAGGTTACTAATGGATCTGAAAAAAGAAAAAGTGCTACTGTTGAGGCAATTGTTGAGGAACTCAAACCTTTTATTAAGGAACAGATTCAATTGAGTTTCCCATCATCTACTGGTGGGGTGATTGGATCACAACAACCTCAAGTTGATTATAGGAAAGAAGTAAATGGAACCAATTCAAGAAATAAATGAGGTAAGTATAAGAATAGTAAATACTCCTTCTTGGATGTATACTCCTCCTGCTGTTCCTGATGCTTATGTACCTGTTACGATTCGATTAGGTTTTCCTATAGTCAATATGCCTGGTTGTGTTGAAGCACACCCAGATAATAAAACACAAATAGGACCAAATGGATTACCTTTAGATCGTAATTTGGTAAATGATGATGAAGCTGGAGTAAAAATACTATGTCCTGATGGTCAGTTTCCATCATACGATCCACTTAATTATGAACCAGAACAAGTAATTCCTACCGTTGCAGCACCACCTCCACCTGTTTCACCACCCGCACCAGAGATTCCTGATACTGGTAGTATTGTTACTGATAAAGAAACACCTTGTCCTGGTCCTGGTCAGTTAAGAGTTGGTGATGTGACTCAAACGGGTGATGAGCGAGTTATTGGTCATCGAC